TTATTTTGTTGTTGTTGTTGTTGTTGTTGTTTCTTTATTCTATTTTCCTTAGCCCGAGCTATCTTCTCTTCTGGTGTTAACATTTCCCAATTCTTAGGGGGCAAAGGTGGCGGTTTCCCGCTTCTAACTATTCTAGGGCCAGCTGTTGGTGTGACCACAATTTGTCGATTGATAGGGGCTCGTCTAAGAGCCAGCTTCTCTTCAAATTCCAATTTCCGCATCTCCTTGATCAATTTCAACTCTTCTTTGATTTTATCCAATTCTCCGTCCTCTGGCGTCTTATTCCAACCCTTGAGTAGCTTAGGAGCAGCCCAAGTTGCAATGCTTTTGGCAGCTTCTAAAAAGAAACCACCTAGAAAATTCTCATCAACAGGAACCGCAACGGGGAGGTGGCGGATCGATCGAGAGTAAAGCATAAGTGCCTCCGGATCATAAATAGCGGAGGGAGTTGCAAGAGACGTTAGTAGAGTCGCAGTAGGAGGAGGAAATTCTTCAATGAATGCGTGCAGAATCACTTTCAGCTTAGTTTGAGCTGATAGATTGGTGAAAAACGCACCAAAAGCATTGTAAGGAATGCGAGTATTGGAAATTCCGGCAACCGTATAAGGTAAAGCCGCGCCAACAATTTGAGGAAAATAATCGACGGCATTTGACGTAACCAGTGGACTTTTGGCTAAACTTCCACCGGATATAACTTGATTCACCTCATTCGTAGGGCCATCCATGGTGGCAACCATGTATGTGCCATTTTCAGCTTTGTCTTCAACTGAATCTGGGATATTGAGAGCTTGACCAACGTTGACAGGTAGCTCGCGCAAAACCAAACCAGGAATTGCAGTCGCAGCGGCAGTAGTAAGAGATCCAACATTCATGACGACGGGTTCAAGAGGAACAGACGGCATGCGGTAGGAACAAACTCCACCACTACGGTACAAGGGTTCAGTTTGATTTTGGACTTCCAGACCCATCGAGACCACTCTAAAAGGATTAGCGGGAATGGTGGGTAAAAGATTTTGTGCGATGTCATCGACAAAGAGGTCACTTCCAACAGGTGTACCTTTGCGGACCTGGATGCCACCAATATCATAAGGTGTGGCACCCTGTCCAGTATTTTGGAATACATTGGCCGTTCTGGTTGTGGCTCTGACTTGAGTGGATCCAAAAAGTCCTTGAAAGGCAATGTGGCAATCCCAAGGGACGCCACCGGCTGAATCAACTAGGAGTTCAGTTTTTATCGGATACCTGATCGATTTTGAAGAAATCATATCAGGGAAGCCAGGACTCTTACGAGTTTCATCTGGAAAGGGATCCAGGGCAGTCTTTAACCATTCAACACCATCAGGCGATATATTGAAC